CGCCGGCCGCGCCCCCGGCCAGGGCCCCGAAGACCCCCGCCTCGACCTCCAAGGGCCCGCAGGGCTCGAAGAAAGCGCGCTGATTCCCCCCGGCGCGCGCCGCGCGCCTCGCCACGGAGAAGACCATGACGTTCGTTACCACCAGTGATGTGATCAGCCCCGAGCTGCTGCTCGAGGCGGTCCAGGGAGCCCTTGCCAACGCCATCGTGATGGCCGGCACCGGGGTGGCCCTGTTCAAGGCCGGCATGCCCGCGGGCCGAGCCGAGATGGGCCAGCAGATCAAGGTGCCCTACTTCGACCACATCGGCGAGATGGAGGACCTGGCCGACGGCCAGAACGCCACCATCCGCGGCCTGAGCATGTCGCATGAGCTGGCGACCGTGCGTCGGTCGGCCATCGCTGTCGAGTCCACCTGGTGGGCCCAGGCCAGCGCCTCGGACAACCCCTACGCCGAGATGGGCGGCCAGGTGCTGGTCTCGGCCACCCGCCGCGCCGACAAGGCCCTGCTCGACGAGGCCATCGGCGACACCAACGCGCTCGAGATGGACGGCTACCTGGCCGGCAACAACGCCTCGTTCTTCGACTGGGACCTGGCCGTCGACGGCCGCGACAAGTGGGGCGACGAGGACAACGACATCGGCGCGCTGGTGATGCACTCGAAGACCCGCAGCCGGCTGCTGAAGCTGAAGGACAGCACGGGCCGGCCCCTCTACGAGATGGGCAAAGACGGCAAGATCGACACCTACTGCGGCCTGCCCACGTTCGTGACCAACCGCCTCACCCCGACCGCCGACGCGGTGCCGAAGTACACGACCCTGATGCTCAAGAAGGGGTCGATGATCTTCTGGGCGGGCGACATCCGGGTCCGGACGGGCGAGCAGGTGCTCAGCGACAGCGACCTGATGGCCCTGCACATGTACTGGTGCGTCAAGGCCTACAAGCGCCACCCGATGGGCACCAAGAGCGGCATCGTCCGCATCTTCCACAAGAGCTGAGGGCCCCGTGCCCATCGGCTCCGCGCGGCGCTACTTCCTGCTCCAGGCGCAGGCGGAAGAGCGCCAGGCCGACCCCGACTTCGGCGGGGTGTGGCGTGGCAAACAGCTGGCGGAGGCCGGCGCCGCCCTCCCCGCCTCCTTCCCCCACCTCGCCCGGCTGACCGCGGCCGGCTACTCGACCCGCGAGGACCTCGCCGGCGCCGACGTCGCCGAGCTGGGGCGCCAGGTGCGCCTGTCCGCCTGGGACGCCAGCGCCGTGCTGGCGGCCCTGGCGGCGCTCCCTCCCCTCTGACCCTTCCCGAGGCACCCCCGATGCCGTTCAACGATAAAAACGAGTGGATCGACGCCGACGAGCTGGTGCTCGCGGCGTCGGCCGAGCGCTCGGCCGACGGCCAGGGCTCGGCCATCGACCTGGGCGACCGCGGTACGCCGCGGCTGACCCTGGACGTCACCGCCCTCAGCGGCACGGCCCCCTCGCTGGCCGTGGCCATCGAGACCAGCGCCGACGGCTCGACCTGGCGCGAGATCGGGGCCTTCACCGCACTGAGCGCGGTCGGCTCGCAGCGCGCCAGCTTCCCCGGCGCCGACCGGTACGTGCGGGCGGCCTGGTACCTCGCGGGGACCACCCCCGCCTTCACCTTCTCGGTCAGCGGCGACGCTGCCTGAGAGCCCCTCTCCAACCCCCTCTCGTTTCCCGAGGTTTCTCTCATGCTCGACATCTCCCAGCAGGGCCACAGCAGCCTCCCCAGCGCCAAGGGCGCGGGGGTCATCACCGTCAAGGTGGCCATCTCCAAGGACACGGCCGACGGCGACATCCTGTACACCGTCCCGGCCCGCCACCGGTTGCGCCTCAGCCGTGCTTACTGGCACGTCGTCACCCCCTGGACCGGCGGCGCCTCCAGCGCCATCGGCCTGGACTCCAGCAATGCGGCCTACAACACCGCCGGCGACCTGCTCGGCGGCGCGGGCGGCGACGTGCTGGCGGGGCTGACGGCGGGCTTCAAGGGCACCGCCGGCGCCAAGATGGGCGCCAACGCCCCGGTGATCCTCGACGAGGGCGACACGGTGCGCTTCCAGCGGATCACCAGCGCCTTCACCGCCGGCGACGGCTACGCGGTGCTCGAGTTCGTCGCCGTCGAGCAGATCTGACATGCCTTCGTCGACGGACATCATCCTGCTCGCCAGCGCCGCGCGAGTGGCCTCGGGAACAGGCGCGTCCGTCGACCTAGGCCTCAAGACGGGGCTGGCGCTCGACCTGGCGGTGTCGGCCGCCGGCGGCGCCAGCCCCACGCTCGACGTTACCCTCGAGACCTCGAAGGACGGGGCGGCGTGGCGGACGCTGGGGGCCTTCCCCCGGGTGACCGCTGCGGGCCCGATGTCCAAGGTGTTCGCGGGGGCCGACCGCTACCTGCGGGCCGTCTGGGAGCTGGGGGGCGTGGGGCCGAGCTTCACCTTCGGCCTCGCGGGCCGGGCCCTGTTGCTCTACGCCACCCCGGCCGACGTCGCCGTCTATGGCGTCGTGTCGACGCGACTGAAGAACCTCGACCCGGAGCACTTGGCCAAGCACCTGGTGGCCGCGACGGATCAGGCTAACGAGCAGATCGGCAACAGATTCACGCTTCCGCTGGTGTCATGGCCCGATTCGCTTCGGAAATACATCAGCGAAATCACAGCCTGGGCTGCCCTGAGCAGTGCGGTGGGGGTCAATCCCCAGACCGGCGACCAGGACATCCGCCAGCGTCATGATGCAGCCCTGCGCATGCTGGTGTCGCTCGGTGCCGAGGAGGGCGTCGCCGCACCGGGCTACATCGATAGCACCCCTGACGAATACGACGGGGGCGGTGGGTTTGTGGAGAGCGACCCTCCGCGGGGGTGGTGATGAGCGGCCGACTCACCGGGGACTTCGACAAGCTCGCCCGGCTCCAGGGAGGCCTCGAACACCTCAGCAAGTCCGGCTTCCGCGAGACCATGGAGGGCTGGGCTGACGCCAGCCGGGCGCTCCTGACCGAGGAATTCTCCGAGGGCCACGGCCCCGACGGCGCCATGTGGAAGCCCACGCTGTCGGGCAACGCCCCCCTCCGTGGCAAGACCGGCCGGCTCGAGCAGGCCGCCACCCAGGTCTTCGCCACCAAGCACGGCATCCGGATCAACGTGCGGCTAGTCTACGCCGGCATTCAGCAGTTCGGGGGCTGGGCAGGCCGCGGGCATGCGACCTGGATTCCCCCGCGGCCCTACCTGCCCTCGAGGCTCCCCACCGAGCTGCCCCCGAGCTGGGAGTCTGCGCTCCACCACAGCCTCAGCGACGTCGTCACCAAGCACACCAGGTAGCCCATGGCCCCTACTCCCCAGAACTACCCCTCGCAGCTGGTCGTCCTGGTGGGCGAGGCGCTGGAGAAGATCGGCCCGACGCTGTTCGGCGCCACGTCCACGTCCGCCCCCATCGCCCCCCGGCGCTTCGTCTGGGTGCCGATGCTGAGCCCCCTCGACGGCCCCAAGCACGTCGGCGGGCCTATCCCCCACGTGGGTTCGGCCGAGCTGCGCTTCGCCGTCGAGTGCTGGGGGCACAGCTTCGACGACGCCTGGTGGATGGTGTGTGCCCTGCAGACGGCCCTGCGCCAGCAGCTCAAGGGTCGAAATTACAAGGCCCCCACCCTGGACCCGACGCGGCAGCTGCTCACCCACGAGGGCTTCGTGCTGACGGTGCAGGTGGCCCTGCTGCTCGACATGCCGAGCGTGGACCTGGACACCCCGCCCGCGGCTCCGCAGCCGTCGACGGCGCTGGACGGCACACCGACGCCCGACCCCTCCACCCCCGCCTACGGCACCACCGGCCAGACGACCGCGCAGGTCGTCGCGGTGGCCGAGGCGACGCCTGCAACCTCAACCTCGGGCGACAACACGCTCGAGGGCACGGAGACCTGAGCCCATGACTGAAGCGACCGCCCCGCCGGCCCCCTCCCCCGAGGCGGCCTCCACGTCCCCCTCCCATGCCCCCACCGGGCCCGCTGGCCCCGCCGAGGCCTCCGCCCCCGGGGCCAACCCCCCGGAGGCCCAGGCGCCCCCTTTCACGCCCCGCGGGGTGCCGCTGGTGCCCACCGTGGGCACCGTGGGCTCGGCGCTGGAGAGCCCCGCCATCGAGGTGGCCCCCGGCGTCTTCGAGCTCCGCGTCCAGGACACCATCAGCGGCCCGGCCCAGCGCCTGACCGAGGCCCTCCAGGGGCTGACGCCCGCAGAGGTCCCGGCCGCGGCCAAGGCCACGCTCGAGCAGGCCTGCGCGCCCCTCCAGCTCGACCCCAAGGCCTGGGCCCAGCGCCTCGAGACCCCGGACTGGCTCTTTGCCGCCGCCCGCGCCCGCCACCTCGCTGACCCCTCCCACCCCGCGCGCACCGGCTGGCTCCCGAACGGGACCATGACCGAGGCCGCTTACCGCGACGCCATCAAGGCCACCGAGAACGGCTCCCTGCGATGACCATCCAGCCCTACCTCAAGGAATCCACCACCGACGGCGCCCTCGGCCTCGTCGCCGGCGACGCGAAGAAGACCTTCGGGCTGATCGGCATCGCCTCCGCCCTCACCGCCAACCTCGTCTACCAGTTCGCGGGGCTCCAGGCCCTCAAGGACGCCGCGGGCTACGGGCCCCTGGTCGAGCAGGCCGCCCAAGTGCTGGCCGAGTGCGGCGGCTCGGCCACCCTGCTGTGCGTCAAACCCACCCCCGCCGCGGGCTCGCTCTCGGCCGGCGTCCAGGTCGGCAGCGGCCTGGGCACCGTCGCCGACAGCAGCTCGACCCCGAACGACGACTACGACCTGGTCGTGAAGATCCTCGTCGCCGGCGCCGTGGCCACCGCCACCTTCGCCTACAGCCTCGACGGCGGGCGCACCTACTTGGGCGAGATCACCACCGCGGCCACCTACGCCCTCCCCAACACCGGCGTCACCCTCGCCTTCAGCTCGGGCCCGGGCAACTTTGTCGCCGGCGATCTCTACCCCTTCGAGGCCAAGGGGCCGACCTTCACCGTCGGGAACCTCAACACGGCCCTGCAGGCCCTGATCGACGACGGTCGCGACTTCTCCCTCCTGCACATCGTGGGCATCCCCGCCGACGCCGCCACGATGGCCTCGGTGGCCGCCGCCGTGCAGACGAAGCTCGACACCGCCGCCCTGAACCACCGCCCCGCCCGCGCCGTCATCGATGGCCCCGAAGGCGTCAGCAACAGCGCGCTGAAGACCGCCACCGCGGGCATCTCCAGCAGCCCCAGGGTCCTGCTCGGCGCGGACTTCTGCGCCCTGCGCTCGGTCTGCAAGCCTGGGATCACCGAGAAGCGGCCTGCGGCCTGGCCCATCTTCGCCCGCGCCTGCGCCGTCCCCATCTCGGTGTCCCTGCTCGCCACCAGCCCCAAGGAGTCGGGCCCCCTGAGCAAGGACGGCGGCGTCAAGGTCGGGCTCCTCAAGAGCCGCGTCGGCGACCCGGTGAGCTACAGCTACCACGACGAGACCCTGGCCTCGGTCAAGCTGGACGACGGTCGCTGCGCCTGCCTCCGCACCTGGCCCGGCAAGACCGAGATCTACATCAACCGGGCCCGTACCCTGGCCTCCCTCACCTCGGACTTCACCGAGCTGCACCACGGCCGGATCATCGACGAGGCCCAGCGCGTCGCCTACACCTTCATGTTTCCCCAGGTGGGCCGGCGCTTCCGCGTCAACAAGCTCACCGGGGTCATGTCCGAGGGAGACGCGAAGCTGCTGGAGGCCGAGGCCCGCCAGGAGCTGCTACGCGCCCTGGTCAACGAGCCCAACGCGCACGCCACCGACGTCGAATTCATCATCGTCCGCGGCGACAACCTCATCAGCACCCAGCTGCTCCGCTACCGCGTGCGGGTCATCCCGCTCGGATACACCAACTACATCGAGGGCGAATTCGGGCTGAAGAACCCGGCGCTCTCCCTCGTGTGAGGAGACCCTCCCCATGGTCGAGAGCACCACGATCAACGGCTACCAGTACGACCACGGCGACTGCACTTTCAAGGTGCGGGGCAAGGAGTACTCGGGCGGCGTCAAAGAGATCAAGTACACCTCCAAGCGCGAGATTGGCTCCTTCCGGGGCGCCTCGCCCAGGCGCCGCGGGCGCACCCGCGGCACGATCGATTTCGAGGGATCGATCGTGCTGTGGAAGTACATGTTCGATCTGCTCGTGCAGGACTTCGGCCCCGGTTGGATGGAGGAGGTGTTCGATATCGTCGTCTCCTACGGCCAGGACGACCAGCCGCTCACCATCGACACGCTGGTCGAGGTCACCTTCAACAACGTCGAGACCGGCACCAGCGAGGGCGCCGACCCCATCGAGGTCTCTCTCGGCCTCGACCTCATGAACATCCTCTACGGCGGCACGCCGACCATGAAAGGCATGAAGTTACCCCCATGAAGAGCACCCCGAACGACATCAGCGACGACGAGATCGAGGGCCTGATCCCGGCCGATGACCTGGAGAAGCTGCGCGCCAGCGGCGAGCGCCTCAACTACACGATGGTCGACCGCTGGGATGGCCAGGGCGCGGTGGTGTTCCGGGGCATGACCCCGGCACAGCGCGATCGGGCCGAAGGCATGATCGAGGATGAGCGGCGCAAGAAGCAGCTCGCCTCCACCGTGTTCAAGGACGTGGTCGTCTACCCCCAGGGGTCGGCGCTCAAGGAGCTGCTCGAGGAGTGCCCCGGCATCCCTGACCAGGTGGCGACGCTGGCGCTGGCGCTGTCGCGGGGGAGGCGGATGGACGAGGCAAAAAAATTGATGCCCGCGCGGCCCAGGCCCGACGCGACGAAGCCCTCTACGCCCGCTGCCTGAAGGCGTTCTGGTACCGCAAGCGGAACCTGGACGCTGAGGTGGGGGCGAGGCTGGCGGCGCGCCTGTGCCTGCTGATCGATACCGCCCTGCTGCCCCCCAAGTAGCCCCCCCTCTCGCCCGACCGAGTCAACACCACCATGGACTGGGAACTTCGCCTCGCCGACGAGATCAGCGGCCCTGCCAAGCGCATGGCTTCTTCGCTGGGCTCGCTGCAGCGCCAGCTGCGCCGCGTCGACGAGGTCGCCAAGGGGGTGTCGCTGCCCAAGGTGAGCGACAGCCTGGGCGCAGGCCGGGGGGGCGGGGGCGGTGGGCGCAGCGGGCGCAGCGCCTTCCAGGAGGGCGAAGCCCGGGCCCGCCTCGAGCTGCAGCAGCAGCGCCTGGCCCAGCGGGCCGCCGAGTCCAAGGCCCGCCTCGAGGCCCGCGCCCAGGCCTCCGCCGATCGCGCCCTGCAGCGCTCGGCCCAGGACCGCCAGCGCCTCGATGAACAGGTCCGTCGTCGGCAGGCCAGCAGCCTGGCCCAGTCGGCCCGCCAGGAGGCGGCCTCTCAACGGCAGCAAAACCGCATCGTGGCTGGGCAGAATGCAGCCCGCATCAAGGCCGAGGTACGCGCGCAGAAAGACATCGAGCGCGCCGCGGCGCAGTCGGCGAAGCGCCAGGCTGAAAACGCTCGCATCGGCGATGCCAACGAGCAGAGCAAGAACCAAAGCCTGGGGGCCATCCCCGGCCAGGTCGGCATGATCATGCAGATCGCGGCTGCGGCCCTGGCAGCTGCGGCCGCGGTGGCGGCGCTGGGCGCGGCCTTCACCCACGCCGTCGTCGAGGCCATCGCCTTCCGCGAGGCCGCCATCGGCGGCCTGACCCAGGTGATGAAGGACGCTGGCAGCGCTCGAAAAACGTTCGACGTCGGGGTAAATTTGTCAGCGCGCTGGAACCTTGACCCGCGCGAGACAGTTACCCAGCTGCAAGACCTGGTCTCCAAGGGATTCAGCGCCCAGGACGCCCGGGTGCTGCTCACCGCCTCGGCCGACCTCAAGGTCATGAACCCCAACGCGAACATCGCGGGGATCATGCTGGCGATCGGGCAGATCCGGTCGAAAGGCGTGCTCCAGATGGAGGAGCTGCAGGGGCAGCTCGCCGAGGCCGGCATCAACGTCGGCAAGGTGCTGGAGATAATCGGAAAGAAGACCGGCCGCACCGCCGCTCAGGTCCGCAAGGATATTTCCGCCGGGAAGGTGGACAGCAACACCGGCATCTGGGCGATCGTGAAGTCCATCGAAGAGATGGGCGGGGGCAAGCTGGGCTCGGTCGCCGACAAGGCCTCGAAGAGCATCAACAGCATGCTGATGGGGCTCCGCTTTCGCCCTGGGCTGCTTGGCCTGAAGATCGCTGAAATGCTGGAGGGTGGCCCAGGCGAGAGCGCTGTGCGCGGCGCCCTGCAACAGCTGCTCAAGGCCACCGACCCGGCTCAAAGCAAGGGCATGCAATCGCTGCTGACGTCGGTCAGCACCTTCGCCAACTCCCTGTTCACGGTTCTTTTTGGCCCGGCCGCCAGCGGTGGCGACACCTTCCAACGGGTGCTCAAAGGACTGGCCACGGGGTTTGACGTGCTCTCCGAGGTCGTCAGCACGGTCGGCCCCATCGTCTCGGAGTTTTTTGGCGGCTTCGGCGAAGTCTCGCTCGGTGCCCTGCGGCAGATCGGCACCGCCTTCTTGGAGGCCTTTGGCGGGGACAAGAGGGGCGCCATCAAGCAGCTCAGCGAGCTGGCCCGCTCGCTGGGTCGAGTGCTCGCCGTGCTAGCTGTCGGGCTGGGCGTGGTCGTGGCGGCGATGGTCGCAGTCCAGTCCGCCATCATGGCCATGGCCGCCTCGGTCGGGTCGGCGTTTGCGATCTTCACCGCCATGGTCGACAACCTGGTGACCAAGTTCGAAGAGTTGGAGGCGCGACTCTCCGGCACTGGGATGAGCGCCGGCACCTTCCTCTGGCAGGGCCTGAAGGCTGGCATCGAGGCCGGCATCCCAGCGGTCACCGAGTCGAGTGCGAACCTGGGCAACGCGGCCCAGGCAGGTGTCAGCAGCTCGCTGAAGATCAACTCCCCCTCGAAGGTCATGGAAGAGCTGGGCGGCTACACCGTCGACGGCTTCACCAAGGGCGTCGAAGGGGGCCAGGGGCAGGTGGACGCAGCCATGTCCGGGGCGGTGGCCCCTCCCGTGGCAGCCCCTGGCGGGGCCGGGGGCGGCGGGGCGTCGCTCGGGGGCATCAACGTCACCGTCAACGTCTCCGGCGCCGGCACGGACCCCGAGGCGATGGGGGCCGAGGTCGCCGCCCAGGTGAAGGCCGCCGTCGCGGCCGCGCTCGAGGACATGCTCGCCCAGATGGGCCTCTCACCTACCCCCGCCTGACCCCACCACCATGGCCGACCCCACGCCCTCACCCCAGCTCGAGGAAGATCTCCCCCACTGGGAGGACGACCCCGATCTCTACGACACCCTATTTCTGGGGGGCGAGCAGATCGTGGGTATCTGCACAGTCAAAGTCTCCCGCAAGGTCAAGATCGATAAGAAGAGCGCCAAGGGGAAAAACAAGGCCGTCGTCACCAAGCAGGGGGTCGAGCCCGCCGAGGTGACGATCACCGTCCGGGTGCTGGATCGCGCAGATTTTAAGAAGCTCCAGAGCCAGATGGAACTGTTCGAGCCGCTGACCAAGTGGAAGGAGGACAGCCATGGCGATGCCCTCGACATCGCCCACTGGGCGACAAAGATGCGCGGCATCGAGGCGATCATCGTTGAGAGCGCCGACGGCCCCGAGCTGAAAGACGGCATTCTTGAGCTGACCATCAAAGCCGTTGAATTCAAGAAGCCAGAAGTCACCACGGGCAAGGGCGGCGGCAGCGGGGGCGGCCTACGCTTCGGCTTCTTCTACGACCAGACCGGCCAGCCATTGCCGCTCAGCTACGTGGCGATCGAGGGGCTACCGGCGAAGATCGACAACCCCAATGGCAAGGACAACGGCAAGCCGCTGCTCGATCCGCAGGGTCACCAGATTTTCGTCTGCGAGCAGAAGGCCATCCTGCTGGAGATCGGCCTGAACGAGGTGAGCACCACCTTCCTCGGTCGCTACGTGGCCTTCGACCCGCTGATCAAGTCCAAGTGGGAGGAGTTCCACCCTCCCGAAAAGGACAAGGACGTCACAAAGACGCCCGACAAATCCAAGGGCGGCGCCAACCTCGGGGACTTCACCCCCAGCGACAACGACACGCCCGATCCGACCACCACCGACGCCGGCCCCTGACCCATGGCCCACAGCCTCCTCAACTCCAGCCCCATCCTGCACGGGGTCGTCACGCTGCCCCGCCAAGGGGTCTGGCACGCCGAGCTGGTCCTCGAGGCGGCCGCCCCCCCGACCGGGACGGCGGTGCTGCGCGTGGGGGCGGCCCTGAGCCTGCGCGGGGTGGTCGAGCGGTCCGGGATCTTCGCCGGGCGGGTCCGGGCCCGGGTGGTGGGCGGCGCCGGGGGCCTGGGCACCGAGCTGCCCCCGCGCTGGTACGAGGGCGCCCCCCGCGAGCTGCCCCTGCGCGACCTGGTCGAGGAGGCCGGCGAGCGCCTCAGCTCGAGCTGCGACCCCGGGCTGCTGGGCGAGGTGCTGACCCCGGGCTGGACGCGCCTGCGGGGCACCGCCGCGACGGCCCTGGCGCGGCTCCTGGAGGGCACCGGGGCCTCGTGGCGCCTGCTGCCCGACGGCTCGCTGTGGGCAGGGCCCGAGACCTGGCCTGTGGCGCAGGGCATGGCCGACCTGGTCGTCCTCGAGGAGGACCGTGCGCGGGGGCGGCTGGTGCTGGCCACGGAGGCCCCCCAGCTGCTCCCGGGGCAGACGCTGCGGGGCGACCGTGTCTCGGACGTCGAGATCACGATCGAGCCCGAGCAGCTGCGGGTGGAGGCGCTGCTCGAGCGGGCGACCCCTGGGGTGGGCGACCGGCTCAAGGGAGCGCTGCTGGCCCTGGTGGAGGGCCTGGTGCGGCGGCGCACGGACTACCTCGGCAAATACCCGGGGATCGTGGTGGCCCTCGTCGCCGGCGGCCGGGCCGAGGTCCGGATGGACGACCGCGAGCGCTGGCCAGACCCCACCGTGGTCGAGCTACGCCAGGGGGCCGGAGAGGAGGTGACCGTCGAGCTGGGCTGCCGCGTGCAGCTCGAGTTCGAGGGCGGCGACCCTCGCAAGCCGATCTGTCGACCCTGGGACCAGGGAGGCCTCAAGGAGAAGCGCACCAGCGCCGCCACCAAAGTCTCGTTCAACACCCCCCTGGTCGAGCTGAAAGAGGGCGGGGTGCCTGCGGCAGCCCAGGGCGGCCTCGTGGGCTCAGGCGGTCCCCTGGTGGGCCTCATGCTCGTGCCCATCCCCAACGTGTCCCCGCCGGGCCCGGTCGTCCCTGGCGCCCCCTATGGGGTGCTGTGGGTGCGCCTCGACGGGACGGCCCCACCCAGCCCCACCCTCTACGGCACGATCCTGGTGGGCCAGTCCGGCGTGAAGGTCTGACGACGTGGCCACCACCTTCTGCGGCTCCGTTTCGCTGGCCGAGACCTTCCCCGGGTTCGTCGTCGTCCTGACCCCGCTCCGGGGCGCTCTGGCCTCGCTCCGGGCCGCGGTGGTGGTGGCCCTGGCGGCGGTGGCCGAAGCCCGTCTCAAGATCGAGGCCGCCCTCGAGCTGGCTCTGAAGCTCGAGGGCGACCTGAAGGCCGCCCTAGGCGTTCACCTCGACGCGCTGGCGAGCGCCAAGCTGGCCATCCGGCTCAAGGCGCTGGCGGACCTGGAGATCCAGCTCCAGGTGGCGCTGGACGCATCCCTCAGCTTCGGGCTCTCGATCAGCGACCCGAGTCTCTACCTGTCGGGCCTGCTGTCGGCTATCGCCTCGATCCAGCTCGACGTGTCGGGGCTGATCCCGAGCATCGCCCTCGACGCGCAGCTTTCAGCCTCGCTGGCGGTGGTGGCCGACCTGAAGGCCAAGATCCTGGCCTTCGACCTGGTCTTGAACCTGCTGGTGCAGATCAGCGTGGCCCTCACCCTGGCCATCGAGGCGGTGCTGGCGGTGTCGGTCGAGCTGCGCGCGGTGCTCCAGCTGGCGGTGTCGGCGATGGTGGCCCTGTCGGCCGAGCTGCAGGCGGCCCTCGACCTGACGCTGGCCCCCCTCGATGCGGCCCTCGCCCTCGAGGCCGACCTCACCGCCGGCCCCGCCGAGGTCTACCGCTACGACGGGGCGCTGTCGGGGCTGGGGGCCTCCGTCGACGCCTCCGTGGCCGCCCACAGCGCCATCGCGGGCGCCGCCGGCGTGCGGGCCTGGCTCATCGTCGCCCCCGACAGCGCCCCCGCGCTGCAGGGCAAGCTCTCCGTCCTTCTGAAGACCAACCCCTGATGCCCTTCTTCGGCGACGACATCGACTGCGGCCCGGACGGGCTCTCGCCCACCTTCGAGCTGGTGAGCGAGCGGGACGCGCTGGTGCAGGCCCTGATGCACCGGTTCCAGACTCCCCGCGGCTCGCTGGTCGACGACGGCAACTACGGGCTCGAGGTGCAGGCCTGGGTAGGCACTCGAGTCTCCTCGACGGCGCAGCTGATGGCCTGGCGACAGGCCCTGGTCAACGAAGCTCAGAAAGACGAGCGGGTGTTGTCGGCCAAGGCCCAGATGACCTTCGAAGGGCAGGCCCAGAGGCTCACCTTCGCCCTCGCCATCGACACGGCCACCGGCCCCTTCACCCTCACCGTTGCGGTGACCGAGCTCTCCGTCGACCTGCTCTCGGTGACCTGACTCCAGGCGTCCGCCCTCCCCACGTCGCGCCCCACAGAGGCCCTCCGGCCCGTCTGGTGATTCCCCATGGCCCTCAACCTCAACGACCTGCTCACCCCGCCCACCGAGGACGAGCTGACCGACGCCTTTATCGGCCTGCTCGCAGCCGCAGGTTTCCCGGTCACCGCATGGCAAGCTGGCGGTGTGGCGCGCACCATGGCCAGGCTGGTGGCCCGCGGCCTGGTCAAGCTCGCTGTCTTGATCTCGCTCATCGCCAAGGGCGGCTTCAATAGCTACTCGACCGGCGAGTGGCTCACCCAGCTGGCCCGCGACGTGTACGACAACGAGCGGCTCCGGGCGACCTTCGCCCTGGGCCAGGTGCAGCTCGGCCTGACCTCGGCGCTGGCCGGGCCCTACACCATCCTGCCGGGGCAGTTCTGGTTCGTCTGGAACGGCCGCCGCTACCGCAACACGTCCGGGACGCCGGTCGGCTCACCGCTGACGTTTCCGGACACCGTCACCCTGGCCATCAAGGCGGAGAGCACAGGTGCCGCCTACAACGCCCCCGACGGCCAGATGAAGCTCCAAACGCCCCTGGCCGGCATGGTGATCCTGGCCTCGACCATCTCGGTCCAGGGCACCAACGAAGAGGCCGACGCAGCCCTGCAGGCCCGCAACCGGGGCAAGTGGGGCACGCTGGGGGCCACGGCCAACGACGACGGCTTCGACACCTGGGCGCGGGAGGCCTCCGTCGAGGTGACCCGCGTCCTGGTGCAGGCCAACACCCCCGTGGCTGGCCGGGTGCGGGTGGTCGTCGCCGGTGCCGGGGGTGGCCTCTCGGGGCCCACCGTGGCGGCGATCACGTCGTACCTGCAGAGCAAGAGGGCCCTGTGCGTGCCGGTCGAGGCGGTGAGCGCCGGCGAGCAGGCCCTGGCGGTGGTGGGGACGGTGCGGATCACCTCCATCCACCCCAACGCCGGCAGCGCCCTGGCCCAGGTGGTCGACGCGCTGCAGGCCCTCTTCGGCGAGCTGGCCATCGGCGGGGTAGTGAGGCTGAGCGACCTGTACGCCGCCATCGAGACCATCCCCGGCGTCGACTCGGTGCTGCTCGACGCCCCGGCCTCCGACACGGTCATCGCGTCGACGTCGGTGGCGGTGCCCACCCTCACCCTCACGCCGGAGTTCGTCTGATGCCTTTCCTCGGCTACCTGGACAGCACTGCCGCGGGGGCCCCGCGCTGGCTCACAACGGGGGCAGGAGGCGACTGGCTGCGTGCGGTCGGGGTGCTCTTCGATGCCGTGGTCGAGACGGCGCGCCAGGCCGTAAAGCTGCGGTTTCCGACCTTCGCCTCGCCGGACGCGCTCCTGGTGCTGGGGCAGGATCGGCAGTGCGTGCGGGCCACGGCGCTGGTGTACGAGGACGACGTGGCCTTCGGAGCGCGGCTCAAGCGCATCTGGGACGACGCGCCCACCATGGGCACCAAGCCAGGGTTGACGGGCATCTTCGGGGTCTTCGGGTTCGGCCCGTACTCGGTCTACGACCTCGGAGAGTGGTTCCCCTCGAAGGCGTGGCACGCCTGGGTCTACATCCCCAAGGCGAGCCACCCCTGGGGCCCCGGCCCGCTGGTGGGCGACGGCTCGAAGGTAGGCCAGGGCAAGACGGTGGGCTCCTCGATGCGCGCGGTCCAGGTGCGGAACATCCGGGAGGTGACCGCTCCGTGGGTGTCTCCGAACATCCGCGCCTTCCTGCATCTCCAGACCGAGGAGGGGGTCATCGTGGGCGATGGCTCCGAGGTGGGCGATGGGTCGGTGGTCGGTGGAAATAGCTGCAAGCTGCGGCTTGGGAAGGCTTCTTTGTCATGAAAAACCTGGTGGATGATGGGTCGACGTTTCCGGCTCAGGAGAGCTTTGAGACCGGCGACGAGCTGAACGAGGCGAACTTCGACGTGGCCTTCCAGAGCGCCGCCAACCGGGCGAAGTGGGCAGCCCTGAAGATCATCGGGCTCGAGGCGCTGACGATGGCCGATGGCGTGAAGCTATTGCGCTCGGTGGCCACCACCGCCAACCTCAAGGCCATCGCCGCGCCGGCCTACAAAGACCTGGCCCTGTGCCTGGCGACCCCCAACGCCTTCGGGCTGTTCATGTACATCTCGGCGCCGCTGCTGCCCGCGGACATCGCCGGGTTTGCCTACAACAGCACGACGGCGACGGGCTACTGGCTCAACGTCACCTCGCCGATGATGGTGCTGGGGGGCTTTGGGGGCGACCAGCCCCGCCTCAACAGCGCCATCATCAAGCCGCCGAACCACATCGTTTCGTTCATCGACTTCTACGAGAGCGGGTCGCCGCTGAACGTCGACAGCTCCGGCAGCTGGCAGGACTCCGGCTTCGTGTCCGACCCGGTGGCCCTGCAAGAGGGTGACATCGTCGACATCTCGGCGATCATCTCGGTGGGCCTCAACAGCGCCTCCGACGAGTTCGAGCTGAGGCTGGCGGCCAACGACCAGACGGCCATCGCCGCGGTCGCCAACACCAACATGGTGGTCTGCCCCAAGAGCGCGAGCGCCAAGGTGCCCATGGTGCTGCGTGGGCAGTTCATCGCCCAGAGCAGCGTGAGTCACACGTTCCTGGTGCAGTTCAACGGGCCGGGCGGCGGCCCCATTGCCCAGACCATCCACGCCAAGCGCAGCTTCAAGGGCGTCGTTTATCGGCCGTAAGGGGCAACAGTAGCCCGTGGGTTCGCCGTCGTGCTTGGTGCATCCCGCTGGGATAGTGGCATCTTTGTGGCAAGAATATGCCTTTTGCCCAGGGCAAAACCCATCGGCGGCATCGCGTCGAAGGCAGAGCGCCTCATCGCAACAATAGGCGCTGCTGTCTCCCTGGCCGGACCCAAAAGAGCGAACACACGACCCTCCTTTGGGGCCGCCTTTTGTGGAGCAAAGATAAGCACGCTTGGGGTAGATGGGCTCGCAGGTCTGGGGGCACCACTCGCAATCTTCCCCAAAATTCATAGCCACACAGTTAGTTTCATTGGTGGCAGAAGCGCTTTCATTTTTGAGTACGGAGCAAATACCACAAACATCTTGCTGAATTTTACAATCGCAAGCGCCAAAGCCAGTGCCCAAATCGTTGCAATATTTGTAGCCATATTTCGAGTTCGGACAATCACAAATCGTCAGGGCCCCTGGCGAGCAGTGACACTCGCAAAGCCCGTAGCCTGTGCCATCCGCACGGCAAACCTGGGAACCAAAGGCTCCCGATTCACAACTATTATTGCAAAAAGTTTCTGTGCCAGGTTGACAGACCTGCCCCCCCGACCCGCCAGCAGGACCACCATCGCAAGAACAGGCAGAAAATCCGCTGCCGTCGCTCTTGCAATTTTGCGCTCCACTCTTTCCGTTCGAGCAGGCACACGAGACGCTCTGGCCAGGGACACACTTGGGTGCGGAGCCGCCCGCCCCTGCCTTTCCTCCATTACCCAGGCCAAGAGTGGAGGAGCATTCACCCTGACAATGTGCGGCCAAGCAAGACTTCCAAGCCTGTGCCTTTGGGACAGAGCATTTTTTAGCGTTTGCCTCCGCAATGCAGGCCAAGCAGTCAGCATCAGCAACGCAAGCCTGACTTTCGGCACAGCAATGAACTTCCGCGCAATCAGAGCAGTCACCGGGGGAGAAGACCTGGCAAGAAGACTTGGCTCCTCCTGTGCCAGATTGTTCTACGCCACCCTGTCCAGCTCCGGTTTGCTCGCCACCTGCCCCCGAGGAGTTGCCTGCGGCGCCTCCAAGAGAATCCGTCTCCTGCCCAGAGCCCGCGCCGCCAACACCAGAGCAAGCCACCACCAAGGCGAGCAAAAAGACCCAATGCATCCGGCCATGCTCGCTCCATTGGGTTAAAAAAGACAACGCCCCCACCGGCGCGAGCCGGCGGGGCGTCCAGGGTCACCACGGGGGTGGGGTCAGGCCGGCGAGAGCGGGAGCTGCAAGGCCGCGACGTGCTCCACGTCGACCTTGCGGGCCCGCGCCAGCATCTCCTCCAACTTGGTCAAGGCGTCGCTGTACTTGGCCACCGGCAGCCGGACCCACGCGCGCCCCTTGCCCTGGTAGCCCAGGAAGGCCCGCAGGTCGTTGTCGCCGATGGTCCGCCACGACCTCGCCGCCTTCGCGTCCCCGTGGCCCATGAGCTGGCCGAAGGTGAGGAGCTGGCGCCGGATGGTAGCCGACCGCACCGGCCCGATCTGTCCGTCGTGATCGGGGCTGGTCGGCTTGCCCTCCAGAGCCATCAAGCGGGCCAGGATGCCCTGGGCCCAGACCGGGGGCTCGGCAGGCATCTGAGGGGCCGACGCGGGGCCTCCGGCGAACCGAGGGGCAAAGTGCTTGTGGAGCACCTCAGCGGCCTCTTTCTGAAAGGCGACCAGCACTTCCTTCGCCTCAGCGGCCACGCGGGAGGGATCGATGGTCGCCAGCCACATTGGGATCGCCCGGAGCGACAGGCAGGCCATCTCGCGGGTTTGGCTGTCCCCGGGCACCTGCGTAACGATCAGCGTTATGCAGGCCCAGGGCTTCCCCTTGAGCTTCGTGAGCTGAGCCTGCATGGTCACCCCCAGGCGCTCGCAGAAGGGGCGCAGGGGGATGGGGCGGTCGCCCTCCTCGGGGTACACCCCCTCGACGGCCAGTAGTTCGCCGCCGTGGAAGGGGACCCGGACCAGGGCCGCGCTCACCGGGCCTCCGCAGGCAGCGCCCGGGGCTTCCTGCCCAGCTGCGGCGGGGGCGGGGTGAGGTCGGCAAAAGGGCGGCGTGGCCCCTCCCAGGGCGACAGGCCCAGCTCGGCGGCGGCGCGATCCAGGGTTACCCCGAGGGCGACGGTGCTGTGGACGGCTGAGTGCAAGGTTTTGATGGTCGACTCGCTTCCGCCGAAATCACCAGCATCCAGCAGAACCAGCGGCACCCGGATCAGGGTGTCGAGCAGAGTCAGGGTCGTCCCCAGAATTTTCCGACCGGTCTCGACGATGTCCCGGCGCCCTTCGATGCGCAGAAAGGGCGAGATGGCCTTGCCTGCGCTCATGGCCAGCAAGTTGACCAAGCCCTCGAGGAGCCCGCGAGCCTCCTCTACCGTCTCGGGAAATGGCTCGGCGAGGAGTCGGGGGCAGAAGTCGTGGACGAAGGCGAGGAGCCGAAGGACGGCCCCGTCGTCCCGACGGGCGAGGGCGGCCATCAGGCAGCCGCCCCCAAGATATCGACCCCTGGGGCCACCTCGTCGAGCTGCTCTTCCACGTCGCGCAGGGCGCGGGCCACGGTGGCCTGTCGGGCCCCGTCGGCGGCCTCTCGGCAAGCTAGGGCGAGCGCTGGCCACGCTAGCCCGAGGGCGAGGCGGGCGTCGCCCCAGAGGCCGCAGTGGGTGAGGGTGGCGGCCGCGGTGGCCAGCGCCTCGGCGGCGGCCAGGTAGGACGGCGGGGCGGCGATGAGCCCCCGGGTCGGGTCGAGGGTGAGGAGATGGCGGCGGGCCTGGGCGAGGCCCCGCTCGCCCTCCCAGAGGACGCGGGTGGCCCCGCTGCGATCCTCCTCGGGCAGCCGCTCGCTGGCGCCCCAGGCGGCCTGCAAGGCGCGGGTGACGAGGTCCAGGGCCGAGAGGGTGGGGTGGTCGAGGAAGGTGGCCACAAGGCCGGCCAGGGCGATGAAGCGGGCGAGGGCGGGGTTGTCGGACGTGATCGGCGCGTGTAGGTTGGGCACGGTTTTCTCCGCGAGGTTGAGAGCCCAGCCGACCCGCCCTTGGGCCTAGACAACTTTGGGGGCGGGTCGCTGCTTTTGTGGCCAGGAACTTCCTGACCGCAGAGACATGGTAACCATAGACTGCTCGTTGTAAAGACAGTTCATTTCATCGCCTTGACGTTGACTGACCCGTCCTTACGGTAAGATCATGGCGATGGCTGCAAAGAAGCTCCCGGCCTCATCCGCGAGCACCGACAACGACAAGCTGACCCCTTTCAACATGCGCATGCCCGACTCCCTCCTGGAGGCGCTCGACGCATGGGTGGACGACCTGAACAAGGGGCGCGCCCTCGGCAAGGTGACCCGCTCCGACCTGATCCGGGTCGTGCTGGAAAAGGCGTGCCGCGACCGCCCCGACCTGGAAGGCAAGTAGCCCGCTCCCGCCTCCAACCCACCCCGTAGCCTCCATGACGCCTTGCCCCTCGCGGGGCGTCGCCGTTTCCACCACCCGCCCCGGCGCCCTGACGCGCTGAGGCCCCGTCTCACCCACCCCGCGCTCCCCGTCGAGCCAGGGCCACGCTACACCCCACGATGCCCTATCGGACGCTTGCCTCTTCTTCGACACCCCCAGGGCGCCTTGTCTGGGGGCACGACCTTGACGCCTGGCAGCGCGCCGCCCGCGGGGAGCGATACTGTTCGGGTGCCCTGGCTGGGGCTGCAGGTGTCGCCGCTTCTTCTGGGGCGGTCTTCCTGGTGAATCCTCCAACCTCGTCCTGGGCTTACGGGGCATTTGCGGCGTCTGGGCTCACCGCCGTCCTCTTCGCACTCCCGCTGCTGCTTTTGCTGGGTTCGTACCGCCGCGACCGCCTGCAAGCGTGGGCTCGGATAGTACCGCCCCGTTCCTTACCTCCACCCGCCCCGCGCTCCCCATCGAGCCAGGGCACCACTCCACCACCGAGGAACCCATGCCGTTTCCCTTCGACGTCTTGAGCTGGCTCATCCGCGGCCGCGTCAAAACCACACCCCCCTCGGCCGCGGACGGTGAGACCGTCGAGCTGCAGTGCACCCCGGCTGGGCGCCTCAAGGTCGACGCGCAGTTCACTAGCGCGGTCACCTACTCGCAGTACAAGCCCGCCACCGGTGCCGACAAGAAGGGAGTGATCAAGGCGAGCGCGGGGGCGTTGCGCTACGTCCAAGTCAGCAACAAAAGCTCCTCCACGGGCTACTGGCTCCTCCTCCTCAACAAATCCACCCTTCCTGTCGATGGCGACGCGGTCGAAGTGGTGTTTCCACTCTGGATTCCGGCCGGGGAAACCAGGGCTGTGGACCTGCCCGCAGACCTGGTTTTTTCGTCAGGGATTGCCTGGTGTGCCTCGACGTCGATGGGGGATGTGACCCTCCCGGTGGGCGACAATTTGTGGGTCAACGCGCTCTACACATAACCCCGACACGAGGACGCCATGAAAGTCGGCATTTCTATCGCGATCAGCAACGTCCGCGGCCCATCGGGCCCTCCGCCCACCCCGCCCTGGACGCTGGCGGATCTCTCGCCCGGCGTGCTCGTTTTCGCACACGAGGTGCGGGACGCCTCGACCATCGGTGGCGTCGCCGACGGGGCGCGCGTGGGCTCCTGGAGCGACGCCGGGCCCGGCGCCGACGCCATGGTCTCGACCGGCACCAACCGACCCATCTACCGCGCAGGGCTGCGTGGAGGGCGGCCCCTGCTCGAGTTCGACGTCGACGACCTCGAGGACAGGTTCCTGGCGGGCAGCGTGGGGCGCACGTTCACCCACGCGCTTCTGGTCGCCAAGCACCGCAGGCCGAGCACCGGCGGCCCCTCCACCTTCGACCAGTATCGCGGGGCCGCAGGGCTCAACGGCTGGGACGGGAGCGGCAATACGGGCAAGGCGTCGATGGTGTTCACGGGCCAGCAGGGCCAGTCAACCTGGTTCGATTTCTACGCCAACACGGGTTTCCGGCTCGACGGGGCTGCCAGTGCGAGCGTCGGCGTCGAGCGCATGGCGCACCTGCACGAAACCTGGCGCACCGACGCGGGCTTCCGCGACTTCGCCACCGTCGTGGGTCGTGACCGCCACGTCACCGGGGCCAACGCTCGGTGGCACGGCGACTTGCGGGCCTACATCGGCCTGCTCAACCCCTCGCCCACCGAGCTGGCCAATATCCGGGCTTACATGGCCTGGTACCAGCAGGGCGCCCTCGTCGCCCACGCCGGCGACAGCCTGCGCGCCGGCTACGGGGTGCTCACCACCGAGTGCGACTCGGCGCTGCTCGATGCGGCCTATCACGGCACCATCGACAGCCCTAATTTTGCCATCCCAGGTCAGGGTTTGAGCGTCTCGACCTACGGCGCCAACCCCAACATGCTCGCCGACGACCCGGCCCGGCTGGACAGCCTGCCGGCAGGGCGCCCAGTCGCCATCCTGTTCGTCCAGGCCGGGACGAACGATGCCGCGCTGGGGCACTCGGACAGCGTGATCGTGTCCGACATGTGGACCTACTGCGACGGCCGCCGCGCGGCCGGCTGGAAGGTCGTGATCTTCACCCTCACCGACCGCACCGATGGCGCCGTGTCCGGTGCTCAAGCGGCCTTTGACACCAAACGCGCGGCCATCAACACGGCGATCCGGGCCGGGTGGGCGTCGCACGCGGACGCGCTGATCGACTTGGCCGCCGACGCGCGGCTCGGTGCGAACGGCGCCAGCGCCAGTGGGACATATTTCAACACCGACAAGGTGCACTACTCGGCCTTGACTTACTCCAGCATCATCCTGCCGCTGGTGCAGGCAGCCGCCGAATCTCTCCTCCCCGCCTAAAAGGACACCATGGGTAATCCTCAATCCCTCACCTCTGCCTCCCGCGGCAAGAGCTATGCGACGGCCGGTGCTCTGGCCGATGACGTCGATCTCGTGGCCGAATTTGGCGCACCGGTGCGTCTGGTTCGCGTCGGCGTCGCTGGAGATTTGAAGGTCGTTTACTCCACCGGCCACGAAGACACGATTTACAGCGTCCAGATCGGCGAGCCGATTCTGGCTCTCATCTCGAAGATCAGGGCCAGCGGCACCACGGCCCAGAAAATTACTGCATTCCCCTGACGCCCGGCCTGCGCCCCACCGCGCGGCCACCCTCTCGACGACGGCGCAGCGGCGCCCGGCCCCCGCCCCGCAGCGCGGCCCCACGAGTCCCCCCATGGCCCTCGACCCGTTGGCCTCCGGCCTGCTCTCCATCCTCGCCGCCCTCGTCGCCGCCGGCGGCACCCTCTACCAGGGGCTCCAGAAGCAGCAGGCCGACCGCGAGAAAGAGCAGCGCGCCCAGCAGGCCGAGCGAGAGAAAGAGCAGCGCCTCGCAGCCCAGGCCCAGGCCGAGCGCGAGCGCATCCTGCTCGAGGAGCGCATCCGGGGGGTGGAGACGAAGTGCGTCGAGCTGGCGGCGAAGAGCTCGGCCCAGGACGTCACCAACGCCCGGCAAGACGAGACCATCCGGCACATCTGCAACGTGCTGGAGGAGATCCGGGGGGACGTGCGCGACGTGCGTACGGCCGTCCTCCAGCACCCGCGCACGACAGGAGGCGAATGATGCCCATCGACGTTGCCCGCAATTTTGCCCTCATCCGGACCGCCTGCACCGAGCTGCGCGGCGCCGAGTACTGCTCCGACCAGGTCGTGCAGGCCATCGGCGCCATCGCTCGCCACGAGACCGGATTCGGCACCTATTCCCCCTTCGCCAAGGGCACCTTTGCCTCGAACAACTGGGGCGCCCAGCAGTGCGCGGTGGTGGCCAAGGCAGGGGTCTGCCCGCCGGGCTGCTTCCCCGCCACCGACACCAGCCCGACCTCGAGCGGGGGCTCCATCCCCTACCTGGCCTGCTTCCTCGTCAACGACAGCCCCGAGGCCGGGGCCCGCAGCCTGGTGCGGCTGGTGGCCGTCCAGCGGCCCGGCATCGCGGCCGCGCTGTCGACGGGCGACGCGCAGGCCATCGCCCAGGCCATGCGAGACGCCCGCTACTACGAGGGCTTCGGCAAAGACCAAACGGAGCGCGTGGCGAACTACGCCAAGGCGCTGCTGCGCAACGCGCAGATGAACGCCGCCGGCGCCCGCGTCCCCCTGGCCATCACGCTGCAGCCCCCTCCGGAGCCCCCGCCCCCGCCCATCGAGGACGGCGACGCGGCCGCCGCGGGCCTCTTCGGTGCCTTCTTCGCCGCCGTCGTGGCCCGGATCACCAAGGCCGGCCAGGCCAGCTCGCCCGACTGACGCCCCTCGAGACCTCGCCCTCGCCCACCGCAACCTCAAGCCCTTGAACGCCTGCGGCGCCCCTTCGCGCTGCTGCGTGTCCCCACCCCTGACCCGGAGCCTCTCCATGACGCCTTCCCTGCGTGTGCCCCTCATGCTCGCCGCTTTCGCGCTGCCCTTCGCCTTCGTCGCCGGCGGGGGGTGCACCATGCTGCGCTCGCCCTCCGGCCCGCCCGGGCCCGGCGACGAGCTCGACCAGCTCGGCCACCTGGTGGACGCCGCCGCTCCCGTGCTGCTGGCCGGGCGCATCGCCTGCCAGGCCCTGCCCCCCGCGGACCGCCCCGACTGCGACGGCACACTGGACGCCCTCGACTTCCTGGCCACGGAGGCCGGGGGCATCGTCCGGGCCGGGGAGGCGTGCCGCCAGGGGGGCGATGCCGCGTGCCTGGCCGCCTCGATGACCGAGGCCCGGCGCCTGCTGCCCGAGCTGCAGCGGCTGCTGGGGGGTGCCCCCGCCTCCAGCTCGATCGCCCCGCCCCCCAGCTCGAG